GTCAGTGGCGACTACGAGAGTGCCACAGACAATCTCAATATCTGGGTTCAGAAGGTGATACTGAACGGGATCTTGAGGGGCGCTAGCTGGGTGCCTGACCACGTGAAGGAACTTGCTCGTTCATCGCAAGAAATGGTCGTGACCTCCAGCGGGGTCACCTTGCGACAGAGAACCGGTCAGTTGATGGGAAATCTCCTCTCGTTCCCGTTACTTTGTATTGTCAATTATCTGGCTTTTCGCTATTATACTGGTAACGACCGTTCTATCCCGGTCAGGATTAACGGTGACGATATTGTATTCAGGGCACGTCGTGACGTGGCTTATCGTTGGATGCGTGAGGTGGTAGGATCCGGGCTGACTCTCTCGAAGGGAAAGACACTTGTGTCTTCTAGATACTTCTCCCTCAATTCGCGACTCTTCAAGGCTCTAACCGTCCCGCGGTTGGTGCCGAGTATCCGTTCATCCGCCTTTGGCTTCCGGAAGCTCGAGGATGGCGTTGCCGGTTTTCAGGGCCGGTGGCGTCGGGTGCTTAAAGATTTTCCGTGCGGCGCTCGTCGTCGTGCTATTCTTGAAGAAGAGTTTTTGAGGTGGAATGTACCCTATATCGTCGCTAGTCGTAGGTCGATTACGAGAGGGTTAGATTGTAAGTTCGGTGTCGAGTCGCTGTCTCGTCTCAACCTCTGGAAAAGAGAAGTCTTCTACCTCTCTCTTGAAAAAGAGGTTCCTCTTCCCGCATCGCCTGCGATCGTTGACCAAAAGAGGATACCAGACGGTTGGGAGCTGCGGCGCATCGAAAATTACACGAAAGAAATAAAGGAAATTCAGAAGCGGATTGGGCCCGAGTTTATCGCTTGTGCTTGGTCGCCGGCTTCATTGACAGGCGAGGAGCGGATGCAGCAGTATAGGGAGGCGGTTAAACAGGCCCCATACTATGTTCCAGTTTCGACTTCAACCCTCAAGAAGAGAGGGAGATTGTTGGGGCTGTCACCTGCAAACGCTAGGAGGTTCTTAAAACCAGCCGTTCTTCGCGCTCATCTCTCCGGAGATGGGTGCGTCCGGTTTGTGGAGAAGAACCCCTACCGGATTCTCGATTCATTCCGGCCTCGAGGCAAGAAAGTCTGGATGCCCGCTGGCTTACGCCGGCTAACTTCAGAGGTCGAGGAGGCGGAATGGGATAGCGGGCGCAGTTCGCTGCGTTTGTCTGCTTCGGTGATCGAGCTTCCCGATGGTTCGATCCGGTGTTCGGAGGGTTCTCTCTTCGATCCCGTTGACGTTAAGGTCTTACCCAGTGGATCTATCATGTTCCGTCCTCCGTCCGTGTATTGACCCCGCCTAGGTGCGGTGTTACCCAAGTAGTTCTCCCCGCCCGGGGGATTGCCAATCCTTCCAGCAAACCTATGGTTCTGCCCAGCGATAATCATAGGTCCTCCCTCGTACGGATCTGTCCAGAGGGGGGTTGGGTACGAGAGTGCCTTTAGAACGGGAACTGGTTTAAGGGCCCCTTTGTTGCGGGGCTTAGGATGGGGAGGATGAAAGAAGGGCCACTCTAGGCGGCTGTCATGACGGCGGCCAGGTTATCGTACCGCATTAAACGAGCGCGGGATTGGTATTA